AGACCCAGATAATTTTGACCAAGATGCTGAACTATCTATGATGTTAAAGTCATCAATTAAAACTTTAGAAGAGTACACTGGCAGATCCTTTATAACTAAAACTTATGATTTAGCTTTAGACACAATACCTTACTATCAAGGAGACAGATTGATAGAAGGATTTAGCACAGGTGCTTTTATGGACAATACAGCTAATGAGATAGTTTTCCCTAAATCTCCATTAGTTTCTGTTGCTAGTTTTAAATATTATAATGACTCTGATGTAGAATCTACTTTTGCATCAAGTAATTATTATGTTGATAATCATTCAGAGCCACCAAGATTAGTTTTAAGAAGGAGTCAAACTTTTCCTGATGTAGCTAGTTTAAGAGTTGCTAATGCTTTTATAATAAGATTCGATGCTGGTTATGGTGCAGCTGCAAAAGACGTTCCTGAAACTATAAAACAAGCTATAAATTTATACACATCACATTTGTATGAAAACAGAGAGTTGTTTATTCAACAAAAGCAATTACCTGTTCCTATGACATTGGGAACTTTATTACAACCATATAGAGTTATTAGGTTTGGGAGTAAACTTGGATAATGAAAGAGAAACCAAAAGTTGGAGACCTAAGACATCTTATCGACATACAAAACTCTACTAACACGAGCGATGGTGCTGGTGGCTTTACTCAAAGCTACAGTACAATAGCTAGTGTTTATGCATCAATAACTCCAAAAAGAGGAAACGAAAGATATAGCGAAGGAGCTGCAGGTATGCAGATTGAAAATCCTGTAACACATGATATATTTATACGATATAGAGACGACATAACCATAGACAATACAAGTAAAATAGTATTTGGTGAAAGAAATTTTAACATAAGGTCAATACTTAATTTAGAAGAAAAAGATAGATTTTACAAAATAGAAGTAGAGGAAAATGTAGCTGTATGACGCAGATAAAAGCAACTGTCGTTGGATCTCTTAATGTTGAAGCTAACATAAGTAAATTTACAAAAGAAAGTAAACAACTTTTAAAGCAAGCTGTTTTTAAAGGTGTAGCAGACGTTGAAAAGGATGCTAAAATATCAATACAAAGAGGTGGTAAGTCTGGTTTTGTTTATCAAAGATATAATCCAAGAAGAACACATCAGTCATCAGCTCCTGGAGAAGCACCAGCATCAGATACTGGTTTTTTAGTAAACAGTATAAAAAGGAAGATGGATGGTGATGGCTTTGGTGGTGAGATAGCAAGTCGTGCATTTTATAGTAAGTTTTTAGAGTTTGGCACAGTTAAAATGTTACCAAGACCTTTTATGTTTCCAGCTCTTGAGAAAAATAGAAAAAAGATTACACAGAGATTAAAACAAGTTATAAAATCAGCAACAATGAAACCAAGGAAGTAAATGACAGACCATAGCTTTGAATTACAGAAAACTATTTTTAGTAAATTAAATACAGACACAACTATAAAAAATACACTAAGTGCAACTGTTCATGACCATGTTCCACAAGGAACTGCTTTCCCTTATATTGTTATTGGTGAGGAAACAATGACAGATGATGAGTCAACTAAAGATATAGATTTTAATAATTTTACATTAACAATACATGTATTTTCAAGAAACAGAGGCAGAAAAGAAGCAAAAAATATCATGGCTAGGATTTATGAATTGTTGCACAGACAGTCTCTAAGTGTAACTGGAGCAACACATGTAAATACAAGGTTTGAGTTTAGTGATATTGTTAGAGAAGAAGATGGACTAACATATCATGGAGTTCAAAGATTTAGAACTATACTTCATGACTAAATTGTAATATATTTAGCTAAGAACTAAATTAACTGTGAACAGTTAAAGAATGAAATTTAATTTAGGCATAAATTATCTATAAGGAGGATATAAAATGGCTGCACAAAAAGGAAGTGCGTTGCTACTTAAAGCAACACTTAGTGGAAGTTTAACCACAATAGCTGGTTTGCGTTCCACTTCAATGTCAATCAATGGTGAAATGGTTGATGTTACTACTAAAGACTCTAATCCATTAGTTGCTGGAGGTGCTGATAAAGCAAGAGAAATACTTGAAGGTGGAGGTATAAGAAGTATGTCTATATCTGCATCTGGTGTATTTACTGATTCTGCTCTTGAAAACGATATAAGGATTAGTGCACAAAAAGGTCAGATACGTGAATATAAATTAGTATTTGGTGATGGTGATGACATTACTGGTAATTTTTTAATTACAAGTTATGAAAGAGCTGGTGAGTTTAATGGCGAAGAGACTTATTCAATGACACTTGAGTCTTCTGGTCAAGTTACTCATACATCAGCATAATAACTTAAAAGAGAGGAGGTTATTATGCCTTGGACCAATATGGATATTTCTATTAATGGTGAAAAGATTAATGCTATGGCTAAAGTTATTTGGGAAAAAGGCACTGGCACAATCGAATTACCATTTGATGAATCCAAAAAACTTGATGATAAAATTACAATAGATGGTAAAGATTTTACTGTAAGGAATATTGTATCTCGTCATAATGAGATAACATTATTAGATATAATTCAAGTAGAAGAGAAATCTAAAAAGAAAACAAAAGACAAAACATTAGTGGAGATAATTAGTGAATAAGAATATTGAAGGAACTATGAGAATACATTTTGCTGGTAAGGAAAGAGATTTTAAATTAACATTTAGGAACTTAGCTAGTATAGAAGAAAGATTACAAAAACCAGTTATGCAAATAGTTAATGGATTTACAGCTGGTAATATAGGAGTAAGCAATGTTTCAGTTATATTACATGAAGCATTGCTTGGTGCTGGTGGAAAATATACTTACGAAGCAGTTGGTGATATGGTTTTGAAACATGGATTTAGTAATTGTTTAAGTATAGTTTCTGACATACTTTTAAAATCTATGGGATTAGACCAAGAGAATGAACAAAAACTCCCTTTGGAGTCAAACGAGAACGAAACAGAGCAAGTTTAGAATTTTTACCAATAGATAGGTGGTATGGTATAGCAATTGGTATTATGCATGTAGCACCTAGTGAATTTTGGAATATGACTTATCAGCAGTTTGAAACTGCTATAAGTTGTCATAACGAGTTTCACAGTGGTAATAAAAATAATAAACCTTTATCGAGGAATGAAATGGAAGATTTAATGACTAGGTTTCCTGATTAACTATGGCTACAGTCGGTGAATTAATAGTAAAGATTAGAGCTGATGTAAAAGAGCTAGAGTCTAAAATGGATCGTGCTAAAAATAAAGTTAAGTCAGCACAGACTAACTTTAGAAAGCAGATGGGTTCAACAAACAAAGTATCTAGTGAATTTCAAAAAAGGATGAGTAATGCTGCCACAGCAACAGCTGCATTACAAGGTCCATTAGGTCCAGTTGCTGGTCGTATGCGTTCATTTGGTGCATTAATGGGAAGTGCAGGGTTTGCTGCTGGTGCATTAATTTTAGCGATAACAGGTTTAGTTGCAGCATTTAAAGCACTTCAAGCAGCTGCGAGTCGTGCTGAACAAGCACAGAAAAAGTTTGAAGCATTAGTTCAAGCAACAGGTATGGCTGCTGGTTTAACAGTTAGCCAACTAGAACTAATGGCAAGAGAGTTTGCAAAGAATACTTTATTTAGTGTTCAACAGATGAGAGATGCACAAGGAGTTTTATTAACATTTAAAGCAGTTGCAGGAGATGCTTTTGGTAGGACTATTTCACTTGCTACAGACATCGCAATGGTTATGGGAACAGACGTAAAGTCTGCTGCTCTCCAATTAGGTAAAGCATTAGAGAATCCAAGGATCGGATTAAGTATGCTTAGAAGGTCTGGTATATCATTTACTGAGGAACAAAAGAAAGTAATATTTGCATTAGCTGATACTGGTAAAGAAGCAGAAGCTATGTCTTTAATATTAGAAACTATTGAAGGTCAGCTAGGTGGTGTTGCTTCCAAAGCAGCAGGAGAAGGTCCAACAGTTACACTTGCAGGTGCATTTGATGAATTAGGTCGTAAGTTTACATTATTTCAAGAAGAACTATTAGGAGGAACAACATTATTAAGGATGTTTACTAATGCTATTCTAGAATTAGCTGATGCTATTCCTGCACTAGATGTTACTGGTATGACAACTAATGAGTTAAAACTAATGCGAGAAGAATTAATGCAACAAATTGAGCAATTAAAAATAGCACAAGCATTAGCAGAGGGTCAAGAGTATAAGCCATCTATTTCAGAATTAATTACAGGTATCCCTAAATTCTCAACTGATCCTGCATTACAAGACTTTGCAGGACAAATAATAGACTTGAATAGACAGATAATGAGAATAGAAGCAGAATTAAATAAAAGGATTCAAGAGAGTGCTGCAACTGATTTAACAGGTCCAGCAGAAACTATGTCTAAAGAGTTTAGAGACCAAAGAGATCGTATTAACAAACAAATACTTGAGTTTGATAAATTAAAATTAGAACAACAAGATGAGCAAGCTGACAAGCGTTTAGAAGTAGCTCGTCAGAAATTGGAGCAAAATGAGCAAAAAGCTAGGACTAGAAAATAAATACAGAGGTTTAAAACCAAATTATTTACAATACCCAGTT